TTCACGAATGTGTATAGTTTTTAGTCATTTTCTTTATATGTTTTTTAAACGTGTATAGGTTTTGGCACTTTTCTTTACATTATAGTTTGAAAAAGTTGATACTTTCCACACGAATCGGTCAGGGTCTTGAGTTGCGGTCCAAATCCGTTGCTACGGCTTATGACGTACTCGCAGGCATCACCCTTGGCCCGGACCTCAATCACCACCCAAGGGCGGTCGTTGGTGCAAGCGGTGAGCAGGAGCAGCAGGAGGTATCGCATGGGACAAATATACACAGGAACTACACACTTGTAACCACTCGCTGAAAGTCCTCAACACTTCGGATGACCTCGTACCGGTACCCTGCCTCTTGGACGACTGACTGCCACCACTTCTGCGAGAGCGACTGCTTGCCCTTCTCGGCTTTAAACTCCAAGAAGATGGCTCCCTTGTCCGATAGGTAGGTCATATCGGCAACCCCAGCGGTCAGGCCGATGCCCTTGAGAAAATGCCCGTTCGTTCGGCTTCGGGGGTTGTTCAGGTTGAGGAACAACCGCCCTTCTTCGTGGGGCTTCAGGAGTTTGAACAACTTGACGCAGGCGGCTTGCAGGGTATATTCGGGGGTCATAGCGGATATTCGTTGGCTTTGGTGTAGGGTAGGTGGCATTGAACTTGGGCGATTCCAAGGCTTCCGTTTCGATTCTTCCTCCAAATCACTTCCATTAGGTCCTGCTCTTTGGTCTTGTCATGTTCGTAAGGGCGATAGACGAAGGCGATTTTATCGGCATCGAACTCCAGTTGGCCTGTTTCCCGAAGGTCGGACATGATAGGACGATGGTCGGACCTTCCTTCCGTTGCACGGGATAGCGAAGAAACCACGACCCCAAACACCTTTTGGCGTTTGCAGATTGCTTTAAGTTGCTTGGAGATGTTGGTCATCTGCTCAATCTTGGGCTTGGGCTTGTCCATCTTCGCAGGCTCGACCAGTTGAAGGTAATCGAGGTAGAATCCACGAATGCCGTGCTTGGCCTTGAGTTTAGCGATTTCACCTTCAATGCGGTCAAGGTTGGCTTGATGCAAGTCCACGATGTAAAGGGGTTTGCCTCGCAGGTCGTCTGCCTTTTGGGATAGAGTTAGGAACTCGTTTGCGGTTACACGGGTAGCCGGGTTAAGGAATGCAGCCCCATCCATCGTTGCGATGTTACTCAGCATCCGTTGGGTCAGTTGCTCGGCACTCATCTCAAGGGTGAAGAACACGACAGGAATCTCGGCCATTGCTTGGTTCATCGCAATTTGGAGTGCGAGCAGGGTCTTGCCCATCGCTGGGCGACCACCTACGAGGATGAACTCGGAGGGCTTGAAGCCCGTGATGTAGTCATCAATGGGTCGAATGTAGCAGGGGAACACCTCGACCTTGCGTTTGCCCTCCATCGTTTCGTTCATGGCTTTCAGGTAGTCCAAGGCAAGCCCGTGAGCGGAGGTTTCGGTGGGAGCGGTTTCAACGGCCTGCATTGCTTGATATTGTTGAAAGGCCCTTGGGATGTCCCGGTCATGTGCTAATTCCTCGTATATCCTCGCTTCCTCCCTAACCTTCCAAGCCTCATGCAAGTCGGAGGCATACACCTTCCAGTCCGAGGTCAGGGTGTTGGTATCTTGGAGCATATCCAGCATGACGTAGGACTGCCCATTTTCTTCGAGGTACTTGTAAACGGAAAGGAGGTCAACGGGTCGGTCTGCTTTATGTAGGGCTTCGATGGCCCGGTAGATTAGCACCGAGTTGCCGACAAAGAGCCGTTCAGGGATTTGGGACAGGAGGACCGTTCGGTTAGCGAAGGAGTCCATGAGGCAGGACAGGAGCCTGCGTTCAGCGTTTAATTGGTAGGGGGTTGGATTCATCGGAGGTTAGGTTTGCGTAGGTAAAGGTAGGAGTACGTTGGATTGCTTGGTCCTCCCATCGCTTGCCGTTGAGGTAGGTGGAAGGATGCGGAATGAATTGGGCAGGGGTTTCGGAGTATAGTCGTTGAATGTTGCTGACCGCCAGTTCTTGCTCGGTCTTGGTCAGGCGCAGGAAGGAACGCTTGGCCCTTGCCTTGTCGGTCTTGCGTGGGAATGCTTTCCAAAAGACCTCGAACTGCTCACTCACATTTTCTCTTCTCTCCTCTTCTCTCCTCTCCTCTTCTCTATTGAACACAGGTTCAACCTTAGTTGAAGGTAGGTTCAACATAGGTTCAACGTGAGTTGAATTTTCTTCAACCTTGGTTGACCTGCGTTCAGCACTTCTTTTGCCTGCTTCGGACATCTTTGTTCGGTGCAAATTTGCCTCTTCCCATTGAATATCAAGGAATTTGATAAAGATGGCTTGACCATTGGTTTCAATGAGTTTAGTTGTGAGTAGTCGGTCAAGGTGTCCATCCCCTTCCAAGTGAGCATGGTCGAGTGTCATCTCACATTCTGCGTTCCAGTACACACAGCAAAGGCGTAGGAATGCGACTTGAACTTCGGCAGGTTGCCGTGATATTCGGCCCATCATCCAATCGGCAGGGCAGAATTTGAACCAAGATATTTGCTTCATAGCAGTAAAAAAAAAGCCCCAACTGGTCGCAGCAGTCGGGGCAGGGTTGTTTATACCCTTTTGTCTAACACCTGCTTGACTGCGACTTCAAGCGGATGCGTTTAATTGTAAATGTAGTACGCCTGCAAATTTACACTAAAACGGGAAGTCATTTGCTTGCGGTTCCAAACTTTCTTGGGTCTTCTGCTCAATCGGCTCGACCTTGCCGGATATGAACCGCTTGCCGTTGGATTCCTTAATCCACCCGGACAGGCGCATCTTAGTTCCATCAGGCAGGATAACGTCCCCACGATAATCGGGGCGCTTCGGGTTGTCGCCTTTGTCGTTTGCGAACAGGCTGAAGGTGTTGGGTTGTGGTGTGTAACTCATGGTTTTGGGTTTTGGTTAGGGATTAGTTGGTATTTACGTCCGTTGTGTTCGATGATTTCGGGGGGGCGTTGGATAAAATACATACAGGGACTTATTTCAACCACCAGTCCAAGGGCTTTGAGGTCGTGCAAGATACGATAAGTGCTTCGATGACTGACCCCAAGCAGGCTTTCAAGTTGCTTTGCCCGATAAGGCTTTTCGCAAAGGAGGTTGTACGCCTCCATTGTTTTCTTGGCTCGCTTGCTCATTTGAACGATACTGCGATGGATGCCTTGGTTGCCTTGGCGGTGCAGACAGGAATCTGCTCGCCCGTTGATTCGTCAAAGATAGCGGTCTTCCCTGCTTGCCGAAAGGCTATCTTCAGCAGTTCTTCCCTCGCTTTCATTTGTGCTTTGAGGTCGGCATACACTTCGTCTTCCTCGTAGTTAGGCGTGAGGCTCCCTTCCTTGAGGGTTATCTCTGCACCGAAGGCTTGGAAGGTCTTGCCGTGCTTGCTGGCCTCGTCGGCAACGGTCTGCTCGGTTGCCTTGATGGTGGCCTCCAAAGCCTTGACAATGGCTTTCAGTTTGATGTGAGCCTCAACAGGGTTGACCTCTCCATCGTTGATGCGGTCGGTCAGTTGCTGGGCGATTTGGGCGATTTCTGCCTTGCAGATGTCAGCCTTGGGGATGGTGATGAGGGTTGGTAGGTTCATGGTTTGGATTGAAAGGCGTTTAAGATTGCACCACTAAAAGTGAGGTATTCGATGCCGAGTGCCGATGCGAGGCTCATGCAGTCATCGAGGGTTAGGCGAAGAGGCGAGTGCGTTTGGCTAAGTATATGAACCAAGTGTTCACCAGTTGCGGGGTACTTTGCTTTGAACTCAAGGAATTTCTGGTACTCCTTGGCGTTCATCTTTTGGAGCAGGTTCATTTTGCACCCCCTTCCAACTTAGATTGCAGGATTTTTCTGTTCAGGAACTCAATGCCCTTGCGGAACCTGTCAGCGTTAAAGCCTGTCGTGTTGCGGAGTTTGATTTGCTCGTCTTTAGGCATACGGTCAACGAGTGCGAGGTAGTCGGCCTTGAGGGTTTGCAGCATCATGTCGTCATAGTCCGGCACCAGTCCAAGTTTGTCGGTCAGGTCCAGCAGGTTAGCGTTGACAGGCTTGGGGGCTGCTCCGTGCTTGCCTTTATAGACATCAATCCCAATTCCAATCCAAGAGGCGATTTTGGTGATGGCATCGGTGGTCGCTCCCTTCGCTGCATCACCGGGGTCGGAGTTGGTAGAGGATGCGATGCACTCGTAGTAAATATCGTGAGCAGGAACCGTGAAGATGGTCTTGGCTACTGCGGTGTACTCGATGCGCTCACGGCCTGCATTGGTGGTCGTGTGGACCGTTGCGATGGGACTGGACAGGTCGGTCTTGACTACCCAAGCACCTACACCAAATACTTGGTTCAGTCGCTCGGTTACGAAGATTCCTTTGATAGTTGAGAGGCCAGCCATGCGAGGATGGGCTGCAATGGCTTCGGGTGGTAGAGGCTCGGCAATCTTGGCGAGTTGCTCCGGGGTGAGGTTTTTCATGGGTTGAGGTTTGGTTTGGGTTTAGTTGGTTAGTAGTGCAAATAGGAACCTTCCGAAGAAGGCGATGCCGGTCATGGTTGCCAGCAGGATGTAGCCCGTTACGAGGGCTGCTTTGAGTTTGGCTTGGGTTTCGTGGTTCATGGGTTTGAGGTTTTGGGGTTAAAATGCAAATTGAATGACTAATTTCTTGGCACACTCGCTGCCTACTGGGAAGAATCCTTGAGAGTTTGCTACGTCATCGCCTGAATAACTGACGATGTTACCGTTGGTTAGAAAATGCACAGACATTGGATTTTTGCCTACTTTTTTACCGCAGAGGCAGCATTGGTCTTCCCTGTAATTTCTCCAGTTGTTTTGGGCATCTTTGTTTTGTAATTCTTGGATTGGGATTTCGATATAGCGTTGAATGGTGGTTTTCATGGTTTTGAGGTTTGAGGTTAAAAGAATGTGCGTTGACGAGGCGCACCCCTCGGTTGGGTTAGAGGCTGGTATAGAGGCCCGTAACTTTAGTAAAGGTTGAAGGCAAAGAATCGAAGTACATTCCTTTGGCCTCAAAAACAGGTTTAACTTCAAGGTTTTTGTATTTGCAGATTTTTACATCATACAAATCGAAAGCGGTCAAGGTTACATACATGATATTGGCCTTTGGGCATCCTTTGAACTTTACGATTAGGGTGTCTTGGTCAGCAAAGCAGGTTGCTCCTGTCATTGCTAAGAACTTGTTTCCGCCAAGTGCTTTGAGGATTTCGGTTTGAGTTGTCATGGTTTTGAGGTTTAGTGGTTGGTTTGTATGTCAAAGATACAACGACTTTTCCTAATTTGTGCCTCCTCCTGTCAAAAAAATTTTTCATCCCCCGTTTTATTGCGATTTGGTGGCGTTTTCCTACATTTGTAGAAACCAAAGCCATGCCCGGATACCACTCCCTAAGACCTGCTCAAGCCCTGACCAACGCCTTGGAACGGCTGATGATAGCCATTGACAACGCTGATTTAGAAGGCAACCACATCCTGCTCTGCGAATACAGGAAGGCTTGCGAATTGCTGGGCTACGACCCTGCGATGGCTCAATGGGCCACCCATAATGAGGTCAACCTGTCCAGCGGTCCTGATGTTGCCGACCCGGTTGCGGTCAACTACTTCCACAAACTAAACCCCGAAGAATGAATCGCACTATCAAGCACCTCGTTGTCCATTGTACTGCAACCCCGAAGAACACGACCATCGCATCCATCCGCAAGCATTGGAAGGAAGCCCTTGGCTGGAAGTCGGTGGGGTATCACAAGATTATCGATTCAGTCGGGAACGTAACGACCTTGGCTCCTGATTCAGCCGTAACCAACGGGGTTGCTGGACACAACGCTACGAGCCTTCACGTGAGTTATATCGGAGGCAAAGACAAAGACGACCGAACTATCGGCCAACGCCAAGCGATTGCCGTAGTGCTGCTTGATTGGCTCAAGAAGTACCCTACGGCTCGCATCATCGGACATAGGGACTTTCCGGGCGTAACCAAGGACTGCCCTCGCTTTAATGCCGAGAAAGAGTACGGCTACCTCTACCTAACTGCCAGCGGTGTAGAACCTGTCGCAGGGGGTGAAGGTGGCAAAGACCTGTAGTTCGGGTCCCTTAAAAGCCTTGGATTCGGAGCGGACTGCTTCGAGTTTCAGCCAATATCCACCCAAAGGCTTTGGGCCTCTTCCACGCTCAACGTGAAAGCCCATGTACCCGTCTGCCCATTCTTCCTTGTAGGTCGCAGTACGGACTTGGTGAACAGGCTTTTGTAGAATTTGGTGAGTAGAACGCACATAGCGGTTGACCATATTTTGGTGGTAGTACAATTCGTGAACGTGGCCCTGCCATGTGCAGTCGTAGCCTTCGATGGATGCGAGGATGCGATAGTCCTGAAGCACTCCCTTGGACACCACCCCTCCCCCAGCGTGACCATGATGATAATGCGTAATGAAGTTGCAGGCCCTGTTCGGGTCGTGGTTCATCTTGAAGTCAAGGACACCGCCATAGCCACCGACTTGAATATCGGTCTTGCAGGAGTGGTTTAAGATTGTTGCAAAGCGTTGGAGGATGTCCGTTTCTTGGTGCTGAATGATGGATGTTTCGTGGTTGCCGTAGCCAAGGACGAGCAGTTGGTCCGCATAGGGTCGGAACCATTCTACGGCCGTGTCCACGATGGAATCCAAGTACCTGCCGTTGTTGTGTTCCGGGCGAATGTCTTCTTTGCTCCTGCGTGGGTCGCCCTTGCCTTGCATTAAACAGAAAAGGTCCCCGTTGACGAGGACCCCTGCACCCCTTCGCTTGGCTTCTTCGAGGTGGTTCTGCAACAGGTTGCGGTCGCACTTGGGGTTATCCCAATGCAGGTCGGACAGGAGCAGGAACTCTTGGGAACGTCCACACTCAATCGAGTGGACGTTTTTGGAATGCTTGGTTACTTTCATACGAGGTTTTTAAGTTTGGCAT